CAACGTGCCCGTTGATTGCCATTTCGCCGCCACTCAGCCCGGCAGAATCACCGCCACCAAACAGGTTGACAGATTGCGGGTAGTCGGGCGAATAAATGTCCAGAATCCAATCAACCGCCGTTGTTGTATCGGTGCCTGCGGTGCCGTCGATGTCTGCGATGGTTACACCCCGGCGGCTGTTGCTCACATAGCTATCGCTGCCGGTGTTATAGTCCGCGCGAAACTGATTGCCTGATACTGTCGCCGCAACATTGTTGCCGGTTGTGTTGTCGTGCGTGAGTGCGAGGAAATCGGTTGAGCCATACACCCGCGCGGCCTTCCAGCCTGGCCCCCATTCCCATTGCGTAACGCCGTCAGACGCCTGCAAGCCCTTTAGTGTGATTGCACGCTCACCGCCCTTGCATTGACAACAGTGCCCCGCCTGCATGCCTCACCCCGTGCAATCCGCGGCGTAGATTTGCCACTCGCCATCGATCCATTCGATTTTGCAATACGTGCCCGCGGTGTATGCAAGGAACAACGCCCGGTTAGTTACCAGCACATTACGGCCGGTGTCTGCCATGTCGCCGCTTGAGTCCTTGGCGTACACGCTGAACGTCGCCGTTGACGGCGCGTCCTCCCATGCGTCCGCGCTATCCAGATCGAAGTCTAGCACGCCCTGCAATCGCCGCTGGCTCTGCTGGTATCGGCCCCGGTGCCCTTCGGCATTGCGGTACTCGCCCAGCACCTGGCGGATTGTCCGCCGGATTAGTGCAAGCAATTCAGCATTGATCAGAAAACCGCTCATGTCAGGGGTAGGCTCGAAAACGCGCGTTCTTTGTACGCGCTGAATGTGATGAACTGCGCCGTCGCTGGTGTTGGGTTTGCTAGTTTGCTGCCGCTGCCGTTTAGCAGGACAGGTGTTGACGGGTCAGTGCCATCGTCCAGCGTTATCGCAATCCGCTTGGTTGAGTCTGTCGGGTCTTTCTCCCGGAATCCCGCATCAAGTATATCAACCGCCCAGCCATCGCGCTGAAATTGGATCTGAAAATTGACCTGCCGGAATAGCGTGCCGTTGCGCTCCTGCACCGGCCCAACGGTGACCAGTTGCATTTTGGCTTGCCCAATTGCAATTGATACGCCATCGACCGTGAACGCGTCATTGTTCACCGCGTCTTGATAGTCAAGAATCCACGACGGCACCGCTGTCAAGTTTTTCTGCACAGTCACAACACGGCGGCTGTCGTCAATCATCGCGGGCGGGTCGAACGGGTCACCAGCGCTATTCACAACTGCGTCGCCGTTTTTGTCAACAATTAACGGCCGCTGGAATTGCTCGCTGCCCCAACTGATTTGCGCAACGTCTAGGGTCGGGTTGTTGTTTAGCCCGCCAGTGCCTGCGCTGTTTTGTAATTCGCTCGAATACTCTGCAGTGACAGTCCAGCCCCGATAAGGGTTTGTGTGTTCAACTCGCAGAATCTCGCAACGTGCGGCAGTGTCGGACGGGTGCGAATCGCCAATTTTCGGCAAGCTAGCGTTGCTGCCAACCGTGTACGCATCGTCTGTTTTGTCGGCGTCCAGTTTGAATTTGCGCACGTACCGCCGCACGCCTCGCGTGTTGGTTGCTGTGCCGTTGTCAACTGGCCCGAGATAGGTAACTGTCATGGTCCAGCAACTCCCATGTTGGCGGCAATTGCGCCCAGCCCATCTGCTAGCGCGTCAAACCCTTTTGCCGCAATGTTGTTGCCCTTGTTCACCGCCTTTTCAACTGGATCACGCTTGCTTAGCATGTTCTGCACGATCGTTGAAAATGCGTCCGCGCTGCCGCGCTGCATGGCCGCTGCGGTTTGCGACTGTTGCGCCTGCATGGCGTCGCCATCGCCCCCGAACCAATTTCGCAGCATGTTCATGAACGCGCCGCCGCGAATTTGCGCACGGTCCAGCATCCCGCGCACGCCCCAGCTAATCACATTTGCGTCAATCTTTAAGCGGTCCAGTAATCCAGCAATGGCGTTGCCTGCGGCCTTTTCAGCGGCGGGCGGCGCTTGCAATGCGGGCACCGCTGGTGCTTGTTTCTTCAACTGATCCAGCAGGCCACCCAACGCAGCCTGCGCGGCTGCCAATGCTGGTGAAGGCCCTGCCGCCGCTGGCTTGACCTGCGGCACCATTCTGCCGCGACCACCGGGGATGTTTATTCCAGCGCCCGCAACCGCCATCAACAAATTGAACGCCGAAACTTTCATTCGGCGCACTGTCGCGTCCCACGTGTCGGCAATCTTGGCAAACACAACATCAAACGCGGCTGAAATCACATTGCCGACAAATGCAATTTTGTCGGGGATCTGCATGAACCCCTCAATTAGCCGGTTCACCTGCTGCAGTACAGATTTGACCGCTGGTGCCATTTGCTCGCCGATAGCCGTTGCGGCAATGATTATGTTGTTTTTCAGCTTGCTGAATTGGCCGGACAGGCTGCCAGATAGCTTGTCAATCATTCCGGCAAACGTACCCGCGCCGGTTGTCAGCGCTAGCAACGCGGCACGAATATCGGCAAACCCAACTTGGTTGTTTCGCACTGCCTGTTGCAGATTGCCGAATCGCTTTGTTAGCTCCGTGACGATATCAATTCCGCGGCCTTGCAGCATGTTGATATCCACCATCGTCACGCGACCGCTGACCCGCATTCGCGCATAAACGTCGGCCAACTCCCGCAACGGCACTTCGGTGCCCGCTGAAATGTTTCCGAGAATTTGCAGGTCTGTAATTAACTGCGATACCGGCACCTGCGCCGCCAGTAATTGACGCGCCGCCGCTTTTATGTCGAGCTTTGAAAATGGTGTTTGATTTGCAAACGCATTAAGCTCAGCAATGACACGTGCGGCAAGTTTCGCGTCTTTGGTCAGCACTGCCATCTGCAATTGCAGCGTTTCCGCATCGGCTGCCAATTTTAACATGCCCGCACCTGCGGCAAGTAGCATCAGTGGCGATAGCGCAAGCTTCAGCGGTGCCAGTGCCGTACTAACAAGCGCCCGCACTGCACGTGTCAGCATTCCGACGGCGGCGGTCGCGGTGCGGATTGGGTGCACAATCAACCGCAGCGGCAACGCCATTGCAGACAGTGCAGACGCGGCCACGCGGCCCGCCGTGCCAAACATCCCAAGTGCCGCAGACGCAGTGCGCGTTGCCGCACCAATTGCAACAAGCGCCCCCGCCACCGCCTTTGCACGTGGCGGCAGTGAATCCATAACAGCCCGCAGGATCTTCGCCTGCACCTGAAACGCCTTGAATGCCAAATACGCTTTGAGCGCAACGCCTGCTACACTCAGCATCGGCGACACCAGCAATGTCAGCACTCGCAGAAACAATCCCGCCGCACTGGCCACCATGCGCACCGGCAGCAACAGCAGTCCAAACGACCTAGCCGCCATAGCAACGCCACTACCAACCAGCCGTAGCGGTAGCAATAGCGTTTTGATTCCATCAGCCGCCAGCCCAACAACCGTGCCGAGTGTCTGCACTGCCCGGCGCAATCCCATCACGTGAATGAGGGCACCGCTCATTGCAGCGCTCGCACCGGATGCGGCAGCACCCATTGTGCCCATTGACCGGCCAGCAAGGGCAAGTGTCGATGATGCAACCGCTGCCGCACTGCTTGCAACCGTTAGCGACTCTTCAATGCCACGAATGCCCGCCGTTGCCGCGGCGGTGTTTCGCTCGACAGCTCGCAACTCGCGCCCGGTAGCCTCAAGCTGCTCAGGCAGATCGCGACCAACCCGCAGATTGTTCATTTTGCCCGCAACCACAACCGCAGATGTGACCGCACTTTTGAGGTTGTGGGCTGTCTGTGCCGCCTTGTGCATTTGGGCTTGGAACTGCCCGGCGTTTGCCGTCAGCGTCAGCGATAGCGTGCCGAAACTTGCCACAATTAACGCCCTTTCGCCCGCTGTAGTTGTTGCTGGATCGCACTGGCCGATTGCCTTGGTGATAGCTTGCCGCCATTTGACGGCGTCAGCCACGGTGCAAAATCTGCGGCCTGCATTTCAGCACCGACAAAACGCGCCAGCAATTCGCCGATGCGTGCCAGTATCATTTCAACACCACGGCTGCCGATTGGCTCGACGCAGTCAACAGCCTGCCAGTGTTGCCACTGCTCCGGCGTCATGCTGTCTAGCATTGCTTCCGGGTCAGTGTATCCCAACGCAGCCGCCAGCCTTGCGGCTAACAGCCTTGCCGGGTCTTGTTTTAGTTTCCCACCGTTTCGGCGATGTCAGCGTTGCTCATGCCGCACAACCGCTGTGCGGCATTGACGATTCTTTCAAGTACGTCCGCACGCTTGCTGCCAATTGCCGCGACGTCGTCAACCGTAAAAATCGGCGTGCCGTCGTCGCTGCGACAACATGCCACAACCAGTCGTTCGCGGTATTCTTGAATCCGCGCGTCGATTGTCGCACCGGCTTTGCTGGTGAAACCTCGCTCAAACCGCGTGCGCTCGCCTGCGGTCATGCCCCACACGGGCACAACGCAACCGTCGCCCAGTTCGGGCACTGGCACATCCTCTTTTGGTGTATCTGCCAGCCCGTTTAGAAACGCCTCACGCCCGATAACTTGCCTGCTCATTCTTCCCCCTCATTGATTGGATTGCCGTCTGCGTCGTACCCCGTAAGCTCACCCCGCCGGAACGCCTCCCGGTCTTCCGGCTCAATGCCGCGCGCCAGCATCTCGCGCGATTCCAGCACGGCCGCGCGTTTGTCCCGCCACCCCTCGCATGCCGCTTCCGCCTCGTCGTCTGCTGGCTCTGCATCGCCGTTGCCAACGAGAATTTCACACGCGCGTTGTGGCACGTCGATGATTGCACCGCAACGCCACCATCGGCGGCCGTCGCGGTGTATCATGTCTTCGGAATCAGCAACCCCGGCAGCTACGCCAAGGTCGCTGCGAATCAGTTTAATTTGCATCGCTTAACCTCACGACGTGTAGGCAATCAACTGATCCAGTTTCAGCGATACGTCGGCTTTCAAACCGTCGTTCATTGCGCCGGTAAAGTTAAACCCGACGCCCGCGCTGGTCATGGTCGAATTGCTTCCGCCGGTGTCAGCAAACGTGATATCCCAGTTGCACTCGGCCGGTGTTGTCACGAGGTCCGTGATTGCCTGATGTCCAGCAAGCCCCGGATCGTAGAACATGCCGAAATCGAAACTCCCGCCCTCGCTGTAACCCGTTGGCGCGTATTCTTTACCCGCCCCGCTGGTGTCGATGGTGGTTGCGTCGTATGTTTCCGACTCAGCGCCACTGCTGCTGAATTCTGTGATCTGCGCAACGGCGGTCAGCACAGACGAAATTTCCTGCTTGATCACCGTGCCTTTTACTGGAATCTTCGCCATCTGTCATGCCCTCCGTTTGATTTGCTTATTGAATTGGCCTTGTGCTCTGGCCTGCATCAGTGCAGGCAGCCGACTTGCGGCGCGGGTAAATGCCAGCGATGCGAGACCATCACGCCCCGCAGGCATTCGCCCGGTTGAAACTA